ATCTTCACCTCAATGCAGACAATTCCGTCGATTTCAATCGCGTAGAAATGGGCGCCGGCCGTAAAGACTGCTTCCATATTGTGTATCTTGACCAACTTACTAACGGATATTATATGCTCAATAAGGATATTCATACACCTATTTACTACTCTTCGCCTGCCCCTATTGCACGCATGGCTACTCTGAATGTCAGTATTCGCGATGAGTTTTACCGCCTCGTTGACCTCGGCGGCCATGATTTCACTCTCCTGTTTGAAATAACATTCCTTGATTAATAATAGCAAAACATTTCTAAAAAACAATTAGATGGCAGCTAAGTCAAGGTGCCCAGAAAAATCCCCTATATTCTGTGAACAAAATACAGTTTCCCGAGGTCTCTGCGTTTCCAATCAAGCTGACTGTAATCAGAGAAGTAATTCTCCTAGAAATGTTCCTATAACTCCAGAAAATGCGATTGGTGCTAAATTTGCGTATACTGAAGAGGGTTTGGGACGCCATTGTTATTATACAGATACAACTATAAAACTAGATTTTCATAAATCTTTTCCTGATGGAGAACGTGTTCCAGATACTTTCTCTTGTCTCACTTATAACATCTGGGGCTTAGCAAAAAATGCTAAACTTCAGAAACTCTTTGGCCTAAGACAAGGTCTACTAGAAAAGACTCTCCGAGGATCGGGTGCAGATATGTTATGTTTTCAGGAAATGAGTGAATTCTCATATGGGAAATTACAGGGCCTAATCTCAGAATATAAGTTTGCTAGTGAAATACCCTACCCTGCGGCAGGAACACCTACCACAGCTCAAAGAAATCGTGGTGTAGATGTTTACTTTTTATCTAAATATAAGCCTTCTGCCATTTACATGTATGGTGTCCAAGGTGTTTTAGGATATGCCAATGCTCTAATGGCTATAGAATTTCCGAATCTAGTTATATTTAATCTTTACAGTCAAGCTGGAAGTAAGTCAAGTCCAGGCCAGCAACTCAAGTGGCTCCATTATTCCAGGTGTCGCTACGATATTCTTCAGACAATTTATGATTTAATTAGATCTAGGCCTGACTCAGATTCTAGAAAAAAGCCAATGTGTCAAGGGAAACAAGTAATTGTCTGTGGTGATTTTAACTTCCACTTAGATGGTTCCTTAGATGAATGGCCTGAGATGGCTATGATTCAACAGTATAAGTCAGATGGTTTTGTAGATTCTTTCAGAAAGGTTCACCCTGATTCTGAGAAAGTTCCAGGATTCACAGAAGATACAGATTTGAATATGATGCGCTGGAATCAAAAGATGATAGAAAAGAAGTATAGATTTGATGCTATCTTATATAAGGGTCATCTAAGTCCAAAGAAATCTGAGATGATTGGATTGGAATATGAATGTCTAAATCCTGAGGATTCCAAGTGGTTTGTAGAAAATATATCTGAGGCAAAGGAAGGTCAGAGAGATTTACTGGCAATGTGCCCTAAAAAGAAAATTCCTATAAATGCGTCTGATCATTTTGGGGTGATGACATGGTTTGGTCCTAGGAGTTCTAGAAGCCTAGCTTCTCAGACTAGAAGAAAGAGCTTGAGAGGGAGAAGTTTATCTAAATCTAGGGCTAAGACACGTGGAAAGAGTATGCCGAGATTCTAAACACCTTCTAATAAAGCCAGCAAAAAACGTACCATTCTCTGGGCAAACTACCTCACTCCCCCATATATTTCCCATTGTAGTAAAAACTACTATAGGACATATATTCAAAATTTCACGCGCACCACCCTACAGAGCCCCACCGCGCCACACACCCGCACAAAAGTGCACTCCATAAGACCGCATATCAAAAAGTACATCCCGCGCCGTCCCACTCGGCGGGTGAAAAACCACCTTCTTTGGTACATATATATCTCGTGTATCTTCCCATTTCATCCACATGTCCGTTACAAAACCCGGCCCCGTCCCCGTCGCCGCCTGCTCTACATCAGAGTCTGTAACCCCCAGCCCTCTATCAATCGTAAAAAGCGTGTCCATGAGCCCCTTCCAAAATGGATGGCCCGCCCTAGACGCAAATACACAGTTCCCCAGGCGCTGCACTTCCCCTCGAACACCCTCCCTGCTACACGGCAATACTACTTCCTTCCCCAGAAAGTCAAATGGTCGCAGCATCATATAATCCATATCCACATACAGACCTCCATACAAATACATTAAAAAGTAACGAAACATGTCAATCTTCATAATCATCCGCGGAAGCGCAGAAAATGCCTCGTAATACTCTGGCGCCCCTTCCCGCACAACCCGGTCCATGTCTTCATCCGTGTAGAAACGATACTCAAAGTCCGGGTGGAGTTTCAATACAGTTTCCTGGCACTGTTTATAGACCGGCGGCAGCTCAGTGCTCTTATACGTCTGATGGATAATCTTGGGAATCATTGTGCTCTATTATAGGATAGTCGGCCAGGTTTAAATCAATATACGTATGAGTCGTCGAATTACTCTTTCACTCGTATAATACCTGTAGTTCCAGATTGGCATGCTTCTATTTGTATAGCCAAATAAATATCGATATTCTCGCGAACTGAGGAAATGCTTTGTTTTGAATTTGTCCTGCAAACGATTTATTGCAGATAAAGCTTTCTTGTGTCCCTTGCATTCTACTGATTGCTTAATACTAATCTTCATTGCGTCACGAATCTGCTTCAGGGCAATAATATGCTGCTCCGTCTGCTCTTTGTAACTCGCTTTTACTCCCTTCATATATGACCCAAATGCTCTTTGCGCCTTTGACATCACAGTCGAGGCTTTCTTGATTTCCTTCATTTCCTGACGCACACCTGGCTGCGCTAAAAGGACCGCAGCACGCGCCTCTATCGCCTCTTGTGTAGGATAATTATTGACTGAGTACTGCGTCTCCCATAAGTTTGTATTACACTCACATTGCACAAACGCCCAATCATTTGAAATCTTATTTGAAATCTCCTGAATCAGACAAGTCGTGTGAACAACTTTTGCGCAACATGAAAGAGTTGCAGTAGCCGTTGCTCCAGAAAGGTCTGTATGGCAATAATGACAATTCATACTATAGGAATAGTCTGGTAAGAGCTTTTAGGCCGTTCCTTTATCGTACCGTAAAAATTTGCTGTGCAGGCGCACCTAAATATATTATATCACCAATATATATTCGGAACACTGGAAAAACTTCGGCAAGTTGTTTCACGCTACGGTAGTGGTTTTCTGAATTCGCATGGGGCCTTCTACGTTATGTCACCGACCCGGATCCAACGGTCCCTTGACCTCTGGAACAAATATCTTCCAACTGTGACTCCCTATTATGCCGTCAAATGTAATCCCGACCCCCAAATCCTCCATCATCTCTGGGGAAAGGGAATCGGCTTCGACTGCGCTTCCGAGCGTGAAATACGCAGCATTCATAGCCTCGGTCGCGGCCCCATACAAAATGATGCACGCATAATCTACGCGAATCCGTGTAAATCAGAAGGGGCAATCAACTACGCAAAAGAAGTAGGTTCCCCTCTCACTGTTGTGGACTCTGTAGAAGAAGTTGAGAAGCTCGCTGGATACGAAGGAGGCGCTCTTATTCGTATCGCCGTCGACGACACTGATAGTACAATGCCATTCTCTTCTAAATTCGGCGCTCGCAGTTTGGCCGCATCCCATATTATCGCGGCAGCAGCAGCAAACCACTTGCCCATTCATGGAATCAGCTTTCATGTAGGTTCTGGTTGCCTTTCTGGTAGAGCTTATTCCAGGGCGATTCGTGCCGCCTATACTCATTTGAAAACAATAGGAGGCGCGGCAAATATTATTGATATTGGTGGGGGATACTTGGCAGATGAATGTGATTTCAAAGAGAAGGCTGAATATATTCGCAATGAAATGGTGAGAGTCAATATGGATTTTATAGAGCCGTGGGGAATCAAGTGGATTGCAGAACCTGGCCGCTTCTTCGCATCTAACTCTTTCGACTTCTTTGTTCGCGTTATTGGAAAAAAGCGCGGGGGCGGCGGAAGCACCTGGGCCTATACGATTGATGACAGCCTCTACGGGCAGTTCTCCAATATCCTGTTTGACCATGCGACTCCCCGCTGGATACGCGTAAGCAAGGAGCGCGAGAATCCCCGCAAACAAATACGGGGCACACTCTTTGGGCGCACCTGTGACAGCGTAGACGTGATTGCCAAGGCGGAATCAATGGAAGAACTCGAAGTAGGAGATTGGCTCTGGTTTCCCGCTATGGGCGCCTATACACGTGCAACTGCCTCTGAATTCAACGGCTTTCCTCGGCCAGAAGTATTTATTGATGATTTACCTCTAGACACAAGCCTACTTCCATACATTCATGCAACCCCAAAAGGTGTAAGCTACGTCCCTCCCGTTTCCGCCGCTTCCCTCTGGGCGGCACAAGAGCCCGTGTATGTATAACATGCCCTGCTCCCTGCCTTAAACACTGCGAATCCACTTTTTCACATTATCCTTCTCTAAAAAGAGTTGAAATCCAGCATATATAGAAGGGAACAGTACTATCACCGGTATGTGTGAGTATTCTTCCTTTTTTACTGCGTAACATAGACCTGCTCCAAGTATGAGGTTACGCGTTGTCCCAAATACATAATTCACAATAACCTGTGGTGGCAGCTGCATACAGTGTTGTACCATGGCACCCTTAAGGCACCTGCTTTTTCAAAAAAATTGACCTCACGACCTCGAACCAAGGCTAAGCACAAATGGCTGCCCCCTCTGACAACTGCCCAATCTGCCTCGAGGACTTTACTAAGCGTAAGTACAGTGTCGTCTGCCAGTACTGTCCCGCTGTCGCGTGTATTGGATGCCAACAAGACTGCCTTCTTAATACCTATGAAGACCCTCATTGCTATAAATGCAAGAAAGCATGGAGCACGGAATTCATGGGAGCAACTTTTACTACCGCCTTTCGCGGAAATATCTTGAGAAAACATCGGCGAAAAATCCTCTTTGAGCGCGAAAAATCTATTCTTCCCGCGATACAAGTCTTTGTCGGCTATAAACGCGAAATGAAACGCCTCAAGGATGAGTATGCAGAGCGTGCTGACCGAATCGGTTGGCCTACTTCCAGTTGGGCCGTGCGCAGAATCATGTTAGAAAATACAAACGCCGATAAACTTCACGCACGATGGACGAAACTTGACATGGAATACTGTAAGTTGCTGGGGGACATTGGCGCAGCTTTTCGTACTATTATCCGTGTAAAAGAGGATTGGGCCAATGAAGAAGACCCTGCAAAAAAGGGGCCTAAATATGAGATCCTACGAGAAGCTCGGCGAGTACGCGAAGAGATGAAGGCGCGGCGTGATGCAATCAAGGAGGCATGGAATACACTCGGCAATGAATACAGGCAGGAAACAGGAACTCTTCGCGAACTCTCATTACGCATTAATACGTTGCAACGGCAATATGACGGGACCGACGGTGCTGCTCCCGCACAGAGGCGTGAGTTTATTATGAAATGTCCCGCAGAAGAGTGCCGCGGATTTCTCTCTACTGCCTATAAGTGCGGAACCTGCGAAAAGTATACCTGTAGTGAGTGCCTTGTCGTAAAAGACGGCGAGGGACACACTTGTAATCCTGATACGGTTGAGTCGGCCAAAACCATCCGCGCAGAGACACAACCGTGCCCCAAGTGCGGAACACGCATCTTTAAAATTAACGGGTGTGACCAAATGTGGTGTGTGATGGAAGGCTGTAACACGGCCTTTAGCTGGCGCACAGGCCACATTGTCACTGGTGTTATTCATAATCCCCATTATTATGATATGCTACGGAAGAATGGCGGTGTAATGCCACGAGAGCACGGCGACATTCCTTGTGGAGGTATGCCCACTACCTGGCAGTTTGTGGGAGCCATTCACAATTCTGATATAGAGCAGGTACTACAAGAAAAGATACTCGAATCATTCCGAAATATGCAAGAGCTGATTGATACGCGCCTTCGTGATTATCCAGCCCGCCCCGCTCAACTCGCCAATAAAGATGCCGATGTTGATTATCTCATGAACGTTATTACAGAGGAGGTGTGGCAGAAGAAGCTCGTAGATTCAGAGTCACGTTTTGCGCGAAAAAAGGAGATTGGCCAGATTCTCCAGACTCTCTCTATGGCCGCAAGCGATGCAATGAATCGCATCTTTGATAAAGTACGCGAAGAAGAAGATGCTGCCCTTATTAATTCCTGGATTCTAGATGTGGCTATTCCAGATTTGCAAAGACTTCGAGAGTTTGGAAACCAGGCTCTCAAAGACTTGGGGAAGCGAGACCATATGGCCGTCCCGCAGTTTCTTGAGAACTGGGCATGGGACCGTTCTCGTATTCTCTATCGCGCAAAGAAAGACGCCGCCGTCTAACCAAATAAACTCGTTGGAAATGTAAACGTTTTAAATAAGTTTGGTATTGTAGAAGAATCTTTTGGAACCAGATTTGTGTCTATTGGAAGACATGATGATGAACGAGGATAACTTGCCTGCCCAATAGGGCATCTTACAGGAAATGCCGCCGCTTCTGCACAATAAAAACCAGAAGGGCACTCTACAGGTGTAGACGTTCCATTATCAGGACAATAATAACCAGCAGGACATTTTTCACATAATATTCCCGCCCCTTTCGAATATGTTCCAGGAGAACAAACCGTGCATCTTGTTGCACCACCTGTAGAGACTGTTCCATCGGGACACTGAATCGCACTAGAATGACCTTGAAGGCAATAAGAACCGGCTGGGCACGCCACACAACTATTGCCAAACATCGTCATTCCATCGGGGCAAACACGTTGTTGAAATGACTCCTGAATCTTTAAACCCTTTATTAACAGGACAAAAACGACTGCGTGAAATAATGCAGCCATAATACTAGTCTTCTCGCTCATGAATATGCGCCTTCCAACAGGAGGAAGAGTAATAATTACACCCGGTGAAAGAATGAAAAATAATACTGCCAGGAGAAGCAGACTCATTACTATTTTAGTCCTAACATTTTCGACCCCCACGCATAAATCTGCTTTCCCTTTGGTTCTGAAACTAACCCCGAATACATGCGGAAATCAAACATACTCCCCGAAAAAAGTTCGTCCCGCAGTTCGTACCCCGAAAAATCATTTGCCCAGTTCGATTTCCCCAAATAATTATTGCTCGTCGTCTTTGTTTGCGGCAAATAACTCTGCTCTACTGTATAGACCAACTCCGAGTTTATATAAACGTTCAGGTCCGGTCGCATTGCATCCATCGTCTTCGCCCCAATCAAAATGTGCGTCCATTTTTTCAATGGAATCACACCATTCACTTTGATTTGAACTTTACGCAGCTTCTCATCCCAGACTTCATAGACGAGCGTGGCAGCCTTCGGCAACATTGTCGGCATTGCATTTGCTCTTGTAGGCCGCGTTTGTAGAGGCTCCATTACACGCCCTAATGTATCTGGTGCCACACACTCCCACTTATTCACATTCGCCGCCGTCTCGTACATCAATGTCTGCGCCCGCAGCTCTGGACAGAACTGTGCGCCACTTGGTTCATCCGGTATAGTCGTCTCGGGGCATGTACTTTGCTCTCGCACAGTATTTCCATCACCCCCACTGTCACCTTTTCCTAAGATGCCCAAGAATACATTATTGAGCCCAGGTCCGTCTCCAAAGTCGAAAATGTGCGCATTATTAGTGAATTCATCGAAAAATACCCAGACGCTAAAGGCGCGAATAGAACGCATTGGCACCTTATTTCCAATTGATAAATTTCCCGTATCACCAAATCGCACGAATTGGTCGCGCCCATTAAAATGCAGACCCCGTGTCACTTGCGGCCGAGGCGTCTGGTCAATACCTACCCCACCTGCAACCTGTATAATGGCCTTCCCCATATAATCCACCAAATCATCTCGCATCCGCATCCATATCTCACACCCTGCATAAAAGTTAATCAACATCTTGATGTCGTCGGGGGGGTCCGTGTCAAGCTCATCCCTCTTGTGAAATCCCGTATTAAGAGCACGCCTGCACATTGGCTGGTAGGTATTATCCGCCTGCTTCAAAATCCGACAATACGCCTCTTTATTTTCCTTCAAAATGTCACGCATATAATCATCACGGCTTATCTTGAATCCGTCTTTTACTCTTTCCGTCTTGAATAATGTAGGGTCACCCGCCGTACCCGCAAGCGCACAGGCAAAAAAATACAGGTCCGTCCCCCCTCCACTTGCATCAAGAACCATTCGGCAGAAATCATTCTTCATTCCATAGCCCTCTACATCTGCATAATCGGCAAAATACCTCTTGTCCTGAAAATATCCAGGCCGCTCCTTTCCTGGCCCAACATCGCTTCTTCTGTTAAGAAGATTTCCAACAATTCTTGTAATATCAATATTGTTGTACTCGCCACCCTCCGTGGTCGGCTTGGGTTGGCCAAAACCCGTGGTGGCCGTTTGGAATCCCTCCATTAGTTGGTGTGGAGCAAAAAGCTCCAATATAAGAGTTCCCAATAAAAGGCATATACCTATCCAGACCGCTCCGGACATCTACCGTGTTATGCTAAAATAAGAAGCTACTCAGCGGCGCGCCCACTGCCCTCTTTTGCTCCACTAATAGCAGAAGATGGAGGAGACCCCTCGCTTAGAAATGACCATACAATCAGGCGGAAAACTTATTGGGCAGGGTACATATGGCTGTGTATATGACCCTCCTCTCATAACTTATAATAAACAGGCTCCACGCAAAGGCAAGCTGGGAAAAGTTGTTCACGTGTCCGATTTAGAGCTTGAAATAGGAATCGCAAAAATACTTCAGAAGTTCCCAGACACGAAAAAGTATTGCATTATTCCTGAAGTAAATACTCTTTCGAGACCTCAACCAATGAAAAAACAAATGGAGAAGGACCTCCATAAATGCATTTCCCTCAGACGCTTTGGTCAAGGAAGTATGTACCAATATGAATTGGAAAACGGCGGCATTCCTCTAAAAGTATTCATTGAATCTCCTTCTTATTCCATTGCCAAATTCCCCTTCTTCAAATTCATGAGAGAAATACTCGAAATAGGGACCTTCATTCTTCTTCACGGATGTATACATAATGATTTACACGCCAGCAATATTGTAATGAAATCCCCTACGGATTCTATGCCCCGTTTAATCGATTTTGGTAGGTCATATACTTACAACAATATTAATAAAAATCTTATCGAGAAGTTAAGAGCCCACTATGATTCGGGAATTCACCAAATAACTCCCGAGTGTTCTGCACAGTTTGGAATACAAGAGAAAATATCATTTTCTCAAATACTACAGGATTTGCACGACAAAAAGGCGGGCATACGATTTGGCGAAACTATTTTGGGAATAAGTCGCAAGAAACAAATAGCAGAGTTCTCCCACTTCTGGAAAAATTCCACTTCTGCAACCAATGGCGATTGGGCCACTTTTTATTCCTATTATTGGCATGTAGTGGACAGTTGGGCAATCGGAACAATTCTTTTGAGTATTCTGCGAAGATTATTTTTAATCAAAGAGTTCACAGAAGGAGAAGAGTGGAAAACGAAAGGCCCTTTAATAAAAGAGATTCTCCGCGGCCTTTTACGTGCATCTCCCCGCGAACGCTCTGATTGCCTCACTGCCCTCGCCATGTACGACCCAACCAATCATTTTGTTGTAGGAAATGCCGGAAAGGCATGGCTCGCTTCTAAATAGCCGCACTGTCATAAGAACCTATTTCGCCCCCACCGCCCCCAGGAAGAAGATACAGACCCTTATTTCGAGGTACGCACAAATAGCTGCAAAAAAAACTGTAGTTCAAATCCCCGTTCTTCGACTTGTAATACAAGTTGGCGAGTTGCGGATTCCAAATAGGATGCCCCATAGCATCTACATTTGTCACTGGTCTTGCACCCGCTTTATGCGACCAATACATATTCGAATCCTGTCTCAAAAAATGATAGTCCTCTTTTGGGTCAACTACAAGAGCAATTTTCGACGTATTCACGGGACACCTCTCTTCAAATGTAGTCATTATAATGTCAGGATTATCTCCCCGTATTCTAATCACCATATTAGGACACGTTTTTGGCCTCTTGGAGTTAAATCGCTTGAATCTTGCGGCAGAACCTGGCTGATGAAATGGCGGCTCGCAATCATCCATATTTTTGCATTTTGCTATTTGCTTCGGGTCATTCACATTCATTGCGTACGAAAAACAATTATGCGTCTCCCTTACTGCCAACTTCTTGTTCCAGCGCATTGGCTCATATACAGGCTCTGTTCCACTTACTGGAGAGATATTTGTACAATTTCCCTGATGCACTTCACAGAAGGCACTTCCTTTTAAAGAGGGCCGATTGCAAGCACTATCACACTGGCAATGATTTGGTCTGCCCGTTCTCAACAATCTCCGTGTCGTTTCTTTCTTGCCACGCCTCCTTGTCCCCCTGAATATTTTCTGCTTTCGCATGAACTCCATTTCCTGATGTTACCTGTGAAAGTTGTTGTAAAGCAGTTTTTATTGCTGGAGGTATTTTTCCAAGGTCTTCTTCTGAAGGTGTCGGTGGCAGCAATAGTGTCATTCCCGCTGCCGCTGGCGCCGCCCCCTGTTGCCCATGATTTTCCTGCACTTTGTAATATTCCTCCTGTACCTGTTTCATCCGTATCTTCTCAATCGAATGACAAAAGAAAACGAATTGATTCAAATGTGTTGGACGTATTTTTGGCGTATGAAATCCACTATACTTTCCCGTAAGTTCGAGATACTGCCAACCGTCCGAAATAAGTTGCTCTCTAACCGTATGAAGATGATAGTAATGTTTATCCATCTTGAAGAGTGTCATTAGGCCATTGCTTATTGTCACCATGAGAGAAACAACCCACGTCGCCCAATATACTTTCTGGTCTAGTGTCTGGGAACCAGTGTTTTGAATAGAAAGAAGGGCTGGCACAATTAGCGACCCCACTGTTATAATGTAACGAGATACGTGAAAGAAGATGGCAAGGCGGAGAGTTTGCATCCTTAATCCCTTTAGAAGAGGCAAGTATCGCTGTTTAATAATCGCCTTCTGCAGAGGTTCGAGTTCTATAAGTTCTAATGTTTGTTCAAATGGGGCATCGTCCTCCATACTACCGTCAAATGCCAAAATAAGTCCGCTTCCCTGACTTTCTATTTGCCTATAGGTGTGTCTTGATAAAATTACTGGCGGCGGCAGGGGCGGGTTTTGTCAAGCAAATGGAACTCTGGTCTTATGAATATCTTGACGAAAGTTTTCGTGACCCCTTTAACGCTTCTTGCCTTATGTATACTGCTGACTGGCGGCGCGTGGTAGAAGACCATCCTGTCTCTAAACGCATTATAGCGCAGATTGAAACAGATGCAGGTACATTCTACCTTCCCCTCGGGACTCCTATACATGAAACGTCGCCCTCTGATGCCCCACAGCTTTTCTTGCCCACTTGGGTACTCGATTCCCTTGGCGTATCTGGTTCTGGAGAAGATGCCACAGTTTCCTGGGTTTCTGAAGAAACGTTTCCTCCTGCAACAAGTATTAGATTGAGACCCCATGACTCCGCATTCTACAGTACAGATATTAAGGCTGAGCTCGAAGTTGCTCTCGGCCGTATAGCCATTCTTCGACGTGGTGATACATTGCTTATCCCTCTAGAAGCTCTAGGAGGATACGCAATCGGCTTTGACATTGTTCATACAGAACCTGCAGCAGTGGTTCTTGCAGATGGAGACGAAGTTGCTATTGAGTTTGAGGCAGCCCTTGACAGACCTCCTACACCTTTGGCCGCAGTGGCAGAGGCAGTAAAAGAGGTAGAAGAACCCCCTATTGATTTCAGCACAATGATTCCTGCCGCCCCCCCTGCTTCTTCACCAGAGCTACAAGGTCGCCAACTCGGTGGTACTAGACGCGCCCCTCTAGCCGATGGCCGTCTCTGGAATCCCTACCGCGATTAAGAGGATCGGCGAAAAATGGCCCAACCATTTCTGTCCTTTCCTCTTGCCACGAGCTCCCACTCTGAGTTCACCAAAAGTCCCTCATAATTCTCTTTATTTTTCATTACTCGAATATCATCTAGAGCGATTACTTTCGGATTTAATAGAGCTGCTCGCCTGAAATCGGCCGCCCCGCAAAACTCGCCACCATCCAGAATCACCATGTCAATCCGCGCCGGCAGTTCCACTATAGGAGCCGCCTCTAAATCTTTGCAATCCTGCTTGTAGTGAAGATTAAAGTGAATTTTAATATTATCAAATTGAGGATGGGCGCGTATTTCTTCCTCTGTTAGTGCACCCTTTGAAAGAGTCCCATATAAGAGGTGAAGAGAGGGTGGACATGGTGTCCAGAAAGCCACTGCCTCTTTATACATTGCCGCATTACTCTCCACAGAATAAATGTGCACTCCATTCCTCTTTCCTACTGCATCATAGAGGCATTGGGTGGTTCCCTGGCCGTTCCATGTACCAACATCCAAGAAACTGGTATAATCAGATTCAGATGCAATCTCTATTATAGAATTACCAAAAGCAGAATCCGGATTTACTTGACCCGCCATACTCTTATATTTTTGATTGCACAAAAAAGAGTAGTAGTAAAAGCGCGCGCGCCTAAGGTTATTTAGTCTTTTTTAGTAAATGACAGCGGAAGTAGAGGCCGGTGCAGCAGCTATTCGAGACTTGTTTGCCGGCGAGAAGCCCTTTTTCGTTGGCCGCAATGGAACGATTGAAGTGGAAACACTCTTACATTGGTATACTCGACGAAAGGCAGTCCCTCAAATGCAGACTTATCCCACACGTATTCGCCAACAAATCGAGAGGAATGCCGGCATTTTCCCTTCTACTGATGAATCGATTGACGCATGGTGCGCGGTGTATGTCGCGGCCCTCGAACATCTCGATGGTGCAGCAGTAGGATGGTACAAACCTCTCGAAGAAGTTGAGAAGTGGATTATGAATACTTATATGCCAGAAATGGCTTTTGGTTGTCCTCTAAGAAGCCTGGAACCCTATTATGTTCCAGCAACCCTACGGTGGACAGGGGGGCTTAAAGGAAAACGGGTGGCAGTCGTCTCTAGTTTTGCAGAGACTATGCATGGCCAGATTAAAAAAGCGAAAGAGCTCTGGAAGGCAATAGAGGGTGGTGGCGACCTCTTGAGTAGCGAAGTAGAATGGTACTTTGTAAAGACGGGTTATTCGCCAATCCTCTCCCTTGGCGTGGCACAGTGGCCCCCTGGAATCGATTCCTGGCAAGAAGCTGTCAACCATACAGTAGATGAAGTAGTGAAAACAGGTGCAACCATTGCTCTTATTGGTTGCGGCGGTCTCGGAATGATTATCGCGGCAGAGCTGAAACGGCGAGGCATCTCTGCCCTTGTTCTTGGAGGTGCAATACAAGTGTTGTTCGGAATCAAAGGACGACGTTGGGTAAATCATTCGGTTATTTCGAACTTCTGGAATGATTCCTGGGTGTGGCCCGCGGCAACAGAGATTCCTCGCGGAGCCGTTCTCGTAGAAGGAGGCTGCTATTGGTAGTTAAAATATATGTATAAAGTATAACAATGGAAAGAGGTCTTGTAATGTTAATGCATTCCGTAATAATCGGAATTCTACTGTACGCCCTAATGAGATTCGGATTGGGGCAAAATCCTATTATGGCTGAAAACAGAAGTATTTTAATCGCATCATTCGTTTTGATATATATGATATTATTCGGCCACGGTTTGCCGACGAAAATGAATCCTATTTAAATCTTCCTGCAGAATTTCTAGCGGATGGTAAAAATCGCCCTACAGCAGTATGCGAATCCAAATAGCCAGTGACTTACATCTAGAGCTTCGCCCAAAGACAACTTTTCGCGAACTTCTTGATCCAGCCGTAGCACCTGTCCTTGCCCTCTTAGGGGACGTTGCACCTCTCTCACATCCTAATCTCCGCCCTTTTATGGAATGGTGCTCTGAACATTGGGATACTGTCATCTGGATTCCTGGATGCCTTGAACTTCTTGGGTCCGGCGTTAGTGGCCCACGCCCTGACTTGGCCGCCCCCGTTGCTGCCATGCGTACTCTTGTAGAGCCCTTCTGGAATATTACTGTCCTTGACCATGAAGGAATGGTAAGTGAAGACGGCGTCTATATTTTCGGCCTCCCCTTCTGGAAGTTTCCCCGCGACCGTACAGCCGTCTGGCACCCTATCAAATACCAATATGTCGAAGCAGAACCAAGTCCATTACCCCCCGATTATATGAGAGAACTCTATAATGATGACCTCAATTGGCTAGAGGACCGACTGCGAGCCCAGAATGAACCCGTACTAGTCCTCTCGCATTACGGCCCCACTACTTGGCTACAAGAAGAAGGATTCATAGGCGACCCCGACCGCGCCCTCATGTATCCAGATGTAGAACTTCTTCTGAAAACGCCTCTTGTAGGCTGGATTTGTGGCCATGTTCACCAGAGCGTACAAACAGTAAAAGAGTGGAGCGATTCCACCGGCTCGAAAGGTTCAATCTTTCTGGCTGCAAACCCGAAAGGGAAACCCTTTGAAAATCTAGAATACAGAAAAGATGCAGTCGTTCGCGTAGACCCGTCCCTTTTTGCCCGTTAATGTCCTAGTCACCAGAACCAACCTTTGGGCCGATTAATCTCTTCTATTAGTTTATTATGTTCTTCTTTTTCAATATTTGCCATTTGTCCTTCTACCTTTTTATAATCTTCTGATGCATGCTCAATAATTAATCCGAGCTTCTTTCGTTCCTTATTTAGTTGGTTGTAATCATAGCGTTTTGACGCGGCAATAATAACCGCCGCCTCTAACATTTTATTTTCAGTTTTCCCCATCTTCCTTTTCAGCCTCTTCACAGTGGATTCCTTTGCTCTTTTTCGCGTTCTGCGTTTGGGAGTAATCATCTATTTTGAGGCAGTTTATTTTGGAGGGGACGGTCTTCTGCAAATAGGCATCAGGCATTTGCTGTTAAACGGGGTTTCACATTCTTCTTAAAAGACGCTTCATATGCACGTATTGATTTTTCAAAGTTTGCAGAAGGTTTGAATGCAATAGAACGTTTTGTCCGAATAAATGCAATTGCCTCGTCGGTTGTAAGACCCTGTACAGTAATAAGATAGATTGCAACAGAGGCCGCGGACCTCTGCATACCTGCAGCACAATGTACAAGAACCGTACCGCCTTCTTCTTTCGTCCGCTTCATCTCCATAACGATTTTATAGGCGATTTCATAGGACCATTTGGCCAAATTCGCAATCTCTGGCTCTTGCAGATTATCATCTACAGGAATGCGATATTGACGTTTTATAGACGAGTCAAAAGGAATATCCTTTGTGCAATTAAATACGGCCTTTACTTTCTTCTGGGCAAGATACTCTGTATTGAGAGCTGCATAACGACTTCCTAGAAGAAGACCGGGAACAACTTCGTCTGCAGGATTCGCTTGTGCAACAATATCCATACTGAAGTTTATTGACAAAATTGAAGTAAAAGTGTGGCGCGGCAGCAGGTATGCCACTAACGCGCCACTTGTACGTAGAAGACGAAGTCACCGCGGCCCTACAGTTCTGCGTGCTTCGCGGACGTCCTCTAGAAACCGCATTTTGGGCAATGGAACTTCTTGATTCAGGAATGGTAGAAGAGTTCTTTACCTCTCTCAGGCGAATCTGGCTTCTTGGTTTCGGCATAGGTGCTCTTGCTTGGTATAAGACCTTTATCAATTTAGAGGCGGAAGAAGTCCTTGATGCCACAGAGGCGGTGAAAGTGGCAGTGGCTCTTTGCAGAATTGGTGTAAATGGTGGAAGAGATACATCGGCCCTTGCAATCATTAGTTCAACTGCGGCGGCGGAGAGGACAGTCCCTTCTTCTGCCCTTCCACATCTGAAGGGAATCGATTCCTATTTTGCTGCCTGTATTCTTCAAGGGCGTACCGTATCTGCCTGGAGAGCATTTGGGTCGATTGGAGATGCAACTCTAAAGGAAGTTGCTGCGGAAAAACATGGAGAGGGAGGATTAGAAGTTATAGGGTTGCTCGAGAAATATCCTCCACTTCTTATTGGTGCTCTCTGCCTTCCACGGGGCGTTGTAGCTACTCGCCTTGCTCCTTTCCCACAAGGCCTTCTTTCAGAAGTTGAACGGGCACTTCCAGAATGGGAGCAAAAACTTGGTCGCCGTTCCCGTCGTATCTATACTATACCTCACCAATGCCTCTATTGGGTTACAGAGAGAGGAAAGGCTACTGTATATTCTTCTGCAGATTCGAGGCTTCGCGGGTCACTTGAGCGGCCAGGAAAACTCTGGGGTTCCACTTACTGGGACTCTGTTGCAGAAGAGTTTGGTGGTTGGGAAGAGATTCGCAACAACTCGGAAAAAAGGGAGGCATTCTATGCGACTCACTTTCCAGATGACATTCCAGATGAATGGTCCGCCGCCGAGAGAGCTAAATCGCACGGAATCGGTTGTGTGCAAAAAGATGAAGTGCCTTCTGTAAAAAAGTTTGTTCGCTCTTGGTTTGGCACAATCAGCTCTGCAGTAGTATGGAATCACGGGCAAGAGCTTCTTCTACCCAGTAATCTCGAAGAAGCTTGCATCACTCGCAATAATGATAATATGATTCAACCCGAACTCATCCTCCCATGTAAGAAAGTTCTCATCGTTTAGAACTGGCGCTTCTGGTGGTTCAGGCACTTCAGGCACTTCAGGCACTTCAGGCGGAGCTTGCAGTAAAGTATCCTTGTACGGCTTCTCTACATCATCATCATGATGAACGTATAGAATAAGACGCTCGATTTCCCTATTGAGTTCATTTTTTTCCTCTAAAGTTGGGGGGATTGCATTGATTCGTTGCAGTTGGTGTTTATAACAGGCCGCCCTCCACTTGCAGATTTGAGGATGAGTTGGGAATTTGCCTACCGCCCACCTCCACATTTTATAACGATATTCAATGGTTTCCTCTGAAATAATAAGGGTGGTTTCTTTGAAACAATCCTCTATGAAATCGGCCAGAACTTCATTGCCCGTATCATTCATTGGATTTGACATGATTCGGTGAATGAGAGTCTGCCGCAGTCTAGATGCCATTATGTTCTGAAATCTGTTCAAATTATAGGAGAAGCTGTAGAGGGCATCGAGAGCCCAATGTATCTTTTTACCAGGAACTTGGTACAGCTGTCTCATTACATTGAAGAACTGAGTAAAAGTGAGTAGCTCGTTCGTATAGGGATTGCGCGGGGCCAATGGTTCTGGGAAAGTATAATAGTTCTGGAGAAGACGCTCGTACATGTCCTTGTGAATCGTGTCGGCCTCGAAGACGTATTCAGAGTTGTTCTTATAATCTCTCAGACAAATGCAATGTTTTGGCTCTTCTCCCGTCATCAAGTCTTCCGTATTTGCCTTCTTGAGGCGACGGCTCTTCCAGATGTGAGCGAGGCGTTGGAATTGATTACGCACCCTATTGTTTAGGATTGCAATATTTCTCGCCTGTTTGAGCATATCTCCTGTAATGTCATAGAATGTTGCAAAGAGCTGAGGTGGTGGGGGATGTGTTTTAATCCTGGCATAATCCCGCCTGATTTGCTTGAGAATCGCGGAAATATGATACAGGTTCAGAAGAAAGATATATAGCTCTGCGCCCCAATGCAGGGTTGGAAGAATCAGCCACCGTTTTGCAGTAAACAGGGGGAGAGACTGATTAATTATCCCTTGAATGCGCAATTCATCTAGGGAGGGTCTAGTATAGGAAACAATAGTCTGTTTTGCAGGTTTGAACGCCTTCCGTTTTGTTGCCTTGAGTGCCTTTTGTTGTGCTTTTGCCGTAGCAGTAGTGGTAAGAGGTGTATCTACAATAGTAGTTTCTGCCATTGTGTCTAATAAAAATAGGGCAGGCGCCGCCGGTCAATTTTTTTCGTCAATGACAAATCGCGTAAGGATTTTCGTGGCTGTATCAAAAGTACCAACAAGAGTGTTTTGGGCATCAAAGACGCAGAAATCTTCTGCAAAGTAGAGGAGTTCAGAATCATCCTCAAGTTGTTTCAGAAGGGGCAAATCGGCGGGGAAGGTCTCCTCTTTTTTATAACAGTGTTCAGGGCAACGTTGTAGGTGGGCCGACCATAGCACGGGTTGGCCGCATTCTTGTACGAAGAAGGGAGCAGAAGGTCGCAAACATAGGTAGGAGCATCTCATACTCGTATCTCTGTTTGAATCACATTCCTCGAAAATATAGAGGCTCGTCTTTTTATCTGCAAGGGCCGTAAGAAGAGGTTTTACAGGTTTATTTCCGAGTTGTTTGGCAATATCTTTTGCTAAGAGACGAACTTTTTCTTGAAAGACGGTTTCAAGGGTTGCCCAGAGGTGCGCTGGAACGGGGGACCGTAGCAGGGGGGTATTCATATGCTGGTGTGCAATAACGTAACCACCGCCAAAAATCAATTTTTATGACTTGGGTGTATAGACGCAGGTAGTAGGTTTTTGCGGATTTTCATAAGCCACTACGGGTTGTGTTGCCATTCCGAAAATATCTGCAAAACGTGCACCGCATAGGGACGCAATAAAATACCAGAACCAACCGAGAAGAACAATGAATGGGAACGTCGATAATCCGGCCAATTTTTCAAAACCGGTCTTCCAGCGTGCATAGGCGGTTAAAGGCACAATAAATAGACCCGTCATAATCATTATTGTGAAGGACCGCGTCTTTTGCGCATCGACAAACCAGCTATTTTTGGGAAGCGCGGAAAGTTTTGTAGTGGCGGCATAGGCAAAATAGGCGTTTCCTAAAATGTACCCTAAGAAGAACATAACATTTGCCATCCAGAAAGTTGGTATATTATTTCCTACTGGTAAAGCATCTCCTGTTATAGGGTCGCTTAGAATAAGAGAACTTGGTGTTTGATTAATTTCCGAAACTGGGATTAAACATTGTCCTGCAATTGTAAAGATTGGTACAATTGTAAGGTGACCCAGAAGAAGAAAAAGTGTTCCTATATTTCCAAGAGTTAATGCAAGAAATCCTATAAAACTAATAAGAAGCGTATCGAGGGAACTAAATGTTATAATAATAGTATTACGTAATGATTCTAATGCAGACATTCCTACCGTGTTGTGGTAAAATAAGTAGAGCGGCCCTATTTTTGTGCTTGGCATAAATAAATGGCTTCACCATTTGCCCCTTTCTTTGCTAAGAGTGGCGTACCAATCAAGTTGATTCCATCTTTGCCAAAGAGGTGTACATTCTGCCGTATAAGAGCTATGCCAGTCATAATACCGACAATAGTGGAAAGCATTATAACACTTACTGAGTCGCAGCCGAATGCTGCCCGGAAGAGTATCATTAATAAGATGAGGAAGCTCGAAAATATGAGGGAAACCCACCAGCGTGCGGCCCATGTTGTACCAAGTGCCTGCAGTTCTTTTGATAATGCATTAATACTGAGAAAAACGTAAGAAACAGCCACGCTCAGCATAAAGACGTGCGGAGATGGAAAGGGGCTTTGAAAAGAAGAAGCTTCAAAGAGACTCAGGCTCTTAAATGAGAGTGCGGGGCCACTACTGAAACCAGTTCTACATATATTATTGCTGCTTTGCGAGAAACCAACACCTGAGAATATACCCAAATAGCCAGTACCGAGTTGAAGCAACTTGAATATGAGGCTTGCCTCCAACATGGAGCCAGAAAAGACTGCCATAGGATATGAGAGTGTTATTATTGCAAAAATGGCACTTATAGGTACGAGTCCATCGGGAAAAGTAGCCAACATTTTTAAAATGACATTTGTTGGATCGACCTTTTTTTCGATAAAATCACGTGTTGTCAGACACTTGGACATTCCTGACCTGCCTTAAGAAAAGCAGCAAAGAATAACTAAGAAAATGGGAATCCCTTCATATTATAAACGCCTTATTGACAAGTTTCCACGACTTGTACAGAAGGGTTTGCAGATTCAGAGCTCTGATATACTGCTTATGGATTTCAACTGTCTTGTCTATCAATGTATTCGGGGTGATGGTATTCCCGCCTATACTTCGGAGGGGCGAGAGGAGTGGGAACGTGCCCTTTTAAATGCCGTAAGGGCGTATACTCTGAAAGTGTGGGCTGTTGCAGGAAAACCCGCGCGTGTCTTTATTGGAGTGGATGGTGTCGTACCTATGGCCAAAATCCGGCAGCAACGTCTTCGTCGTTTCAAATCTCGCTGGATGGCCGGTGTAGAGCAGGAAGCCGGTGTGAGAAAAGCGGCGGAAGAAGTGTGGGACACAAATGCAATCACGCCTGGCACGGAGTTCATGGAAAAGTTGGGGAGGACTCTTCATGAGTTGACGGTGAGGCATAACGGCTGGACAGTAAGTGCGGCAGACGAGGCCGGGGAAGGCGAACAGAAGCTGATGGCCTGGATTCGGAGCTGTAGCGCGGCCGAGCTCACCGGGAAAAAAGTGGTCGTCTATGGCCTGGATGCCGACTTGATTGTCTTGTCCCTTATTGCTATTACAAGGGAAGCGGGAGTCACGGCCGGGTGGAGTTTACTCCGAGAACTGACGGAGTTTGAGGGAAAACGGGCCTCGGGCTCGGGTTTTGGCTGCCTGAATGTGAAAGAGTTGTTAGGTGTACTCACAGTAAGAGTAGGGATGCCTGTGCCTGAATATATCCTGGATTACGCATGTGGAATGTCTTTTCTAGGGAATGATTTCCTGCCGCATTCTCTATCGGTGCGGATGCGAGAGGGGGGGCACGATACATTGTGTAAGACGTTGAGCGAAATGCATGGGACGGGATATAGGTTAGTCCGTGGTGGGCGGGTACAAGCGGATGCTTGTCTGGAACTTGTGCGACGGTGGTCTGCCACGGAAGAGTGGGCGATTACGGAAGCGATTGTGGCCAAGTATAAACAGCGGCCACTTCCTCCGCGCAATGACCGTGAGAGATTAATGCGACCATTTGAGGAGTTGCCGTTGAAATGGGCGGCAGAGGCTCCTTTAATGGCAGGGGGGTTGCTTACCCCAGGATGGAGGGATTCATATAGGCGTCTCTGGCTTAAGGGGGCGGGGGCGGAGCAAGTCTCTGGTGAATACAAGGCGGGTCTGCAGTGGATTATTGACTATTATTTGGGAAAGCCTGTGAGTTATTCCTGGTATTTCCCGTGGAGTGTGCCGCCTTTATGGGAGGATTTGGAGAAGGCTTTTGCGGCGGGTGGGCCTAAGTCATTGAAGGCGCCCGCACAGACCTTACCAGTAGCTCCACAGGAGCAGCTGGCAATGGTTTTACCGATGAGTTCATGGTGGTTGATTCGTGACTCGCGTCTTAAAGGGCTGCCCTCGGCCGCACCGGCTTTTTGGCCGAGCTCGTATGGATTCTTTTCCGCAGGGCGGCGCTGGCTCTGGGAGTGTGAACCGGATATTCCTGTAATGTGTGTCGAGCGGCTGCGGCAGCTCATTTAAACGGATGCACGAGAAACTTCAATGAGACTTGTTCCATCCGAGATAAATGTTACTGTAACAACGTTTATGGCGGCGGCGGGGGCTGCAGTTGCAGATGCTTTGAACGGAGAAGTAAATGTAACTGCGGCCGCTGACGCGACACCTGTCACTCGAATAATAATCATGGTGCCAGAAGTGGGGACAACTGGAACAATATTAGATACAGCTGTGAGGGCGGTACATGTGTATAATGTACCGGGATTTGTTACAAAGTTATATGTATTTGCACCAGTTACTATACCCATCGCCACAGGGGCAAAAACGATGTTGCCGGCCGTGTAGATAGAAGGGCCGAGACGCACAGGGGCACCACCTGTAGAGGGATTCTCGGTGGCATCAACAAAGTCGTTTGCCCTGTCGGAGTTGTATACGCTTAAAATCTCATTATTAGGGTCAATAAATCCCTTCAGGCCAGTCACAGCATCGAACACGAGCACCATCATGTGGCCCGTGTAGGATACACTGGTTCCCACCGCAGTTCCATTCCATGTATCTGTGGCAACAAGGCCAGGGTGAACGGCAGGAAAGAGTTTGCGCCCTACTTCGCGCAGAATACGCCCAGCCGGGCAAAGAGCCGCAGTAAGGGTTGTACCAGAAGGAAGCGTTGCCGCAACTAGGCGACCCTCAGTCTTAAAGGATGTAGGATTCATCTGCGTCTGATACGCCCAAATGTCATTATTAAAGGGAGCAGTAGTAATGTAAGAACGCTTGCTGCGAGGACCATTGCCTTCGTACGTGTGTGCCATGATTATATTTATAGCTCACAATTTATTTTGGATTTAGACTTCTATCACAAAGTAAATAATAGAAAAGGGCAGTTGTTATTCCGAAGAATCCGGTAATCAGGTACATGAATAGTCTTCCACCAAGAAGAACCTTTGAACCTTTAATGGTAAAGAGTAACCAAAGGGCGATGAAGATAAGAATACTAAATAATATTACATCTACAATGAAAATAATATAGAACCAGTCACAAATCACCCAATCAGGAATAGACTTTGTCCAATCAGGCTCCATCTTTCTACCATAGTATGCTAAAATAAGTGCCCCTTTACCGTTAAATGCCAATACAGCACGGTAAAGGGGAGCACTTATTTTAGCATAACACGGTAATGGGGAACATACAGGCAATACAAAATCCTTCGCATATACGAATTTATAAAGACCTGTTGAGGATACAAAACCCGGCAACACGAGTGGAAATGATACGCACTTTGCTTGCCGGTCCAGAGTATGTGGCTACAGCAAGGCTCACTGGAATATACTCGAATCTTCTTGGCTATATTGCAAAAGTAGAGGCCGGGCAGCGGCCATCTCTTCTTCCTGGAGAGCAGCCACAGCAGCAACAACAGCCGCAGCCGCAACAGCAAAGAACGGAGATAGTTGATTATGCGCCACGGGGGCAGCAGCCCCAGAAGGCTTCTACGCATATTATGAAGGGGCGTCGCAATGAAAAGGCGTTGAATTATTTTCAAAAGTGCCTGGAAGTGCTTGGGCTTGAAGAAGAGGTTGCACTTACGGAAGAGGCTCTCAAGAAGGCATATAAGCGCGTGGCGCTGAAGGCGCATCCCGACAAGGGGGGGTCAGAAGAAGAGTTCGAGGCTATTACGAGGGCTCATGCATATCTCGGGGAGATTCTTCTTCGAGTGAAAGGGGGGAGGACAAAAGAGGGGAAAGTAGAGGCGCCAGAAGCTCTGCAAGATAATCGTACAACGGAATCAAAACAGTGGCAGCATGTACAGCCTGTCCGGTTAAATCCGCAAAAACTTGATATGAATGCCTTTAATCAAATGTTTGAACAGACTCGCATTCCTGACCCGGAAGAGGATGGATATGGGGATTGGTTGAAGGGTGAAGAGGGGCAGGCGGCTGGCCCAACTTTTGGAGGAAAGTTTAATCGAGACGTCTTCAATCGCGCTTTTGAAGAAGAGGCGAAAAAGAGAACGGCGGGGCAACAGCTCAGCGTGAGGCAACCAGAGGCGCTTACTCTTGCACCAAATCACGGTGTAGAATTGGGACGGGGTGGCGGCAACAGTTTCACGGCGGCGGCAAATGCGAGCTTGAAATTCACTGACCTCAAGAATGCATATACAAATGAGAATATGATTACGAGTCAAGTTGCAGACGTTCGTGTAGAGGCGCGCAACTTTGAGCAGTATTCTTCCAGTCGTAAGTCGGCTCCTACGCCTCTTTCAAATGATGAAATGGCAGGAGTAATGGCAGCAGAAGCAGCAACGGCACGCCGTGAAGAACAAAGGCGTCTCCGAGCGGCACAGGAGGATTCTCTCGGTTCCCAGTATTTCGAGAGGATGAAGCAGCTTGTTATTACAAACAAATAACTGAGTCCAAAACAGTATGGTAAAAGAAGAAACAATTCAAATAGCAGTGGTTGCAGCCATTGTATGTGTGGCA